ACGCTAGACAACCACTTGCTGGGGTAACATTTAATCCTGTACCAGGATTGATGTTAGAACGGCCGGCAACTCCCAAAGCATTGGCCGCAGAACCAACCAAAATCAAAGCACTCAAGCAGTTGATTCGGTCTGACGGTGCTGGCATTAATACATTGTTTAATCCTGCTGAGCTAAAGGCACACAAGATTACAGACTTGGCCAGACTATGCGTGGACTATATCAACACCAAGGTAGGTACCCCACTGAACCCTGCTACGTTGTTACCAGAGTTTGGTGAGTGGTTAAAAACCAAAGTAACGGCACAGAAGTTTCGAAACATCATTGAATACTTGGAAAGTCCAACATCTAACACACCTGCACTGGCAGCTGCATTCACTGCATTTATACAATTGCATGACTTGAAGATGGACATCTTAAAGCAAGCAGATCTCGAGCATCCCGGACAAGAAGGCTGGGTCATGGCCACGCCTACAGGCTATGCCAAAGCTGTAAATCGATTTGATCCCAATGCATTTGCTGCTCAAAATCGACAGAGAAATAATCCGCAGCCCACGTGATTTTTGCCAAAAGGCTAAATAAGTGCAGGGTCAATGAACCCACTAACTTAAAGGAAATTTATCATGGCATATTTAACACCCGTAAATGGTGACTCGCAACCGGTATTTGCAATTGACACACTTAATGGTCCAATTGCTCCCGGTACTAGCACTTCTGGTACCCCAGTCAATTTGGCTGGCCCAAAGCTGGATTTTTTCCAGATCACTTGCGCTAACACCAACGCAACTCTGCAAGGTGTGAACGGTTATGTTGGCAACGTTATTCGTGCAATCCAACAAACCAGCACAGTTGCAATGTATCAAGTTGATGGTGTTCAGATCAGTGTTGGCGTGTTCCCAACAGGCGCATACACTGCTGGTACTATCTTGACTGCTGCTCAAAGTGCCAACATTGCTGGCACAAACGCTGCCTCCAGTTCAACTGGTGTAGGCTTCAAACTGGCTACTTCTTAATCTCAATTGATTTAGCACTCAACCCCGGATATAAAAACCCCGGGGTTTTTTGTTGGGTTAAATACCCGTAGAATGAAAATTTTATGTCGTACTCTTTTTGACTGTTCACACACTGGCACTACTGGGCGATTTAATGCAGGCAAGTTACCATACAACGACAATGTTGGCAATCTCATTGACGATCAAGATTCTTGGAATTATTCTAGAAATCAACAGCGCAACTGGGAAACATTGAATCAACTGATAAGTTTACGAACACAGCCGTATGATGTGCAGGTTGTGCTGTCGGACCCAGATACTTGGCAATTTGAATTTGAAGTGGAGCAGTCGGATGTGTACGGAAGTGATAACAATTTGTCAGTATTATTAAATGAATGCAATGGCGTGCCAATGATAGTTGGACTGGGCGAAAAACTCACTAGATCAGCCACATTAATCACGTCTGGACCAAATCAAAGCATTTGGTTTAAACCCATAAATAATCTACTGGAGACCGATACCAATGGCTGATACAACTGATATTGAAAAGAAGAGTTTAGAAGCGCATGTTGAATTGTGTGCCGAACGTTATAAACTGCTGGAACTCAAACTTGAATCGTTACATGCCAGTGGATCTTCTTTAAAAGAAATGATTGCTGATCTTCATGCCATGGTACAGGCCATGAGTGCAAAACGAAATGATCAATTGCTTGGCTGGGGAATGGGGGCCATTGGTGCATTATTGGCCACTGTAGGCTGGTTGTTGACAACCTATGTATTTAAATGAATAAAAACAAAAAATTAGAAGCATTTGCAGCCAGAGAAATTGGCAATCTTAAAAATCAACTGATTGAGTCAGATGGCCGTGGAGGTATACTGGCATTTGGCAAGTATAAGATCACAACAGACAAGAGCCAGTACACAGTTGAAATCAAAAATCAATATCCACTGACATTTGGCAGCAAACGTAGCGCCATGAGTTGGTGCATAGCCGATCAACATAATCAGCACGCCCTGGCAAGAAATATACTTTTGTTAGATAACAAAAAGCATATGCTGTCAGCAGATATATACTGCCGACAAACAATAGCAGACCGTAGTAAGCATGAAGATTTTTATGAATCCGTTGTCATGAAGATTCAAAGTAAAATTGACTATGTGTTGGTATTGGAGACCGAATTAGAGAAATGTGTAAATTCGGCTAAATATATACAAATTAGAGGATTCTTAAATGAAACTGAAAGAACTGGCCGCACAGCGTCCCACACAACAAATCGCTAAAGTATTCGAAAGTTACTTTGGGTCTAAGATCGAGTTTGATCGACTGACTCGTGGTCAGACGTACCATCTACTGTCACGAGTTCGTGGCCTACTTGGAGAACATCGCAGTGGTGCGGGCAGGTTTACAAGTCAACAGAATCCTGGTTATCTTAAATTGATAATGATGGAACAGGCATTGACCACCCGCATGAAAGAAGAAGCAATTCCTGTTCCAGCAGCACCCGGCGCAGCACCTGGCGCCAAGGTAGAAATTAAAGATCCAAAATTGGCTGCTGCTCTTAAAAAGAGTCAAGGTGGTCAAACACTTAATCCAGAAGAACAAAAACTTGTGGCCGGCGCTGCCATGATGCAAGCAGAAAATCGCTTTGTTAGAATGAATCGTAGACTTATTGAAAGTGAAGTTCAACAAGCGCAAGTGGTATTGGCTGCACAAGACATGGTTGACAAAATGCAAGGCATGTTAGAAGACGTGTCAGAATTACAGTTTAAAGAACTACCAGCACTGGTTGATTCCATTAAAAATCAAGTGGGTGTTGACCAAGCCACCCAATTCAATGGTGATGCAAGTGCTGCATTGTCAGGATTGATGCAAAACTTACAACAGGCAAAACAACAACTGGATCAGGCCCTTGGTGTAGTTACTGGCACAGCATCCCCTGCCATGGATCCAGCAATGGGTGGCGCACCTGCCATGGATCCTGCCATGGATCCAGCAATGGATCCTGCAATGGGTGGCGCACCTGCCATGGATCCTGCAATGGCTGCAGAACCAGAAATGGATGCCGAACCCGTGGGTGGCGCTGGTTTAGGCCGTGCTCGCAGATAATGCGAATATTTGAAGTGGATGCACTGGCCGGAGCCACACCTGGTTCAGACCAATTGTTGGGATTGGTGCAGTTTCTGGCAGGTCGAGCCAACAACACAAACGGCCCAAAGAAAATCAGTAAATCGGCATTTATCAGCCTGGCCCAAGATTTAGATATCAACATCACAGCAGCCAATCTAGATGAAATTGTTGGGCAACCTCCACTCAGTGGTGTTTTGGAACCAATTGATCCAAACTTGCCAGACATTACCTTTAAAGGGCAAGGCCCCGAAGGCCCAACCGAAATGCCAGTAAACAAGGCCCAGGACATTGTGGCCAATGCTGCCCGATCGGCCATGAATAAAACTCGCGGAGTTTAGACAAAATGGTCAACTGTCAGTTGACCTAACACGTTAAATACAGTATAATGTCTATAAGGAGACTCTGATGAAAAAGTTATTAACAATCTTATTGGCCCTTCCGTTATCAGTGATAGCGCAAGATATCTATGTGGTAAATGTACAACCAAAATTTATCACAGTGCAACAACAACAATGTCATGTGCAAGAATTCCATCGAGACAGCAGCTCTGGATCCGGAACCATTGGTGCCGTTGCCGGTGGATTATTAGGTAGCACACTGGGCAGCAATCGTAATGACCAGTTGGCCGGAACTGTTATTGGAGCATTGATAGGTGGTGCTATTGGTAATGAAGTTGGCCGTGAACCGGCTAGAATAGAACAAAGACAAGTGTGCAGATACATTCCCGTACAGGTTCAACAAGGTGAAATAGTTACATTTAGCTATCGCGGGCGAGTGTTTACACAAACATTTAATAATTAATAGGAGATTAATATGTCATATAGCGAAGCTGTTTTAGATCATTACAGTAATCCCAGAAATGTCGGATCTTATAAAAAAGGTGAAGATGGGGTTGGAGTTGGTCTCGTAGGAGCTCCTTCCTGCGGAGATGTTTTACAACTGAGTATTAAAGTAATAGATGGAGTTATTATAGATGCAAGATTTAAAACATATGGTTGCGGCAGCGCGATTGCGTCAAGTTCGCTTGTTACTGAATGGCTCAAAGGACGGACTCTTGACCAAGCCGGAAGCATTAAAAATTCAGACATAGCAGAAGAACTTGCATTACCTCCTGTTAAGATACATTGTTCGATACTGGCCGAAGATGCAATCAAGGCCGCGGTAGAAGATTACCGAAAAAAGCATGATATCGTTCACTGACACAGCAAAACATAAAATACAAAAACTTGTCACTGCCAAAAACTATGCTGGTATCCGTCTTGGGGTAAAAACTACCGGATGTTCGGGACTTGCTTATGTATTGGAATATGTACAAGAGTATGCCGCTGAATCGGGCGTTATTAATTATGCTCAGCCCGGCTTTGTGGTGCTGGTTGGTCAGAAAGAAGAAGTTTATCTCAAAAACATGACAGTGGATTATGTAAGGCAAGGCCTTAATGAAGGGTTTGAATTTCGCAATCCCAATGAACGTGACCGCTGCGGATGTGGTGAAAGTTTTAGAGTTTGACAGGCCGTGAAGAATACCAATTAATGACACCAATCATCTTAAAGATAAATCCCGCCGAAAGTGATTTCTATAGTCTAGACATCAGTATTAACAATCAGCCAGTGGAATATTTGTTGACAAATCACACTGTTGAAATTGCAGTAGACCTAGACATGGGAATACATCAACTGTCTGTCAGACTCCATGATGGCAGTAGACTTACAATTGATGATGTGATCATCAATCATAGTGGTGTTAGACAAACATTGTATTTGAGTTATATAAAAACCAGCACTGGACAATTTTTGCAACCAGCCACAGTTTTATGGGATAAAACTCAAGAATGGATCCTACCATTTGGTAATCCGGTTAGTTTTTGGTTGACTTTGGTAAACTCCAAGGTGCCGGCTGGAGAGCTGGGATCCGACTTGTTTAAAAAATATAACATCCAATATCCTTGTAAAATTAAATTACAAATTCCTTGTTTGCCATTGGTAAAAGATTTTTTTGAACATAACTTTGATTTTTTCTTCAAACCAAAAGAAGATGTACACTTGCTATCACAAAGAAAAATAAATTTAGATATGTCACTGTATGATGTTCAATCTGTGGTAAATGAAATTGAAAAAAATTGGCAATATATCTCGACCTCGACTAATCAGAAAAAAAATGACCAAGAGCAATACAACATCAAAGAATTGCCAACAGGATATGCTCAATGGATGCTTATACAACTTATCCAGGATGGCAACTGGACTACACATATACATACACTGCCACTACTACAAGAGCTAATTCAAAAATTACCAGTGAGTAATATCAAAAAATCTTTTCTAAATATATTGCCACCCGGTGCCATTATAGCACCGCATATAGACAATGTTATGAGCAACGCCAATCAGTTGGGGCAATTTGGTTGTAATACTTTGTATATTCCATTATCTTGGCCTAGTGGTAATTATTTCAAATTTGCAACTGGTGGGCTGATTGATTCAGACAGTCCTTGGATGATCAATACTGGAGGTCATACACATGCTCTTATCAATCAAAGTGATCAAAATCGACTGGTCCTAAGCCTCATGCCATTTGTTGAAAAAGATCAAGATTTTTTTCATTTGTTAGCATGACCATGGGCCAGGTTAACAAAGGATTCTCATTGTGTACAAAGTAAAATTTAACTACGAGCCGATACCCAGGGTAACCATTGATGGCAAGCGATTTTATCAAACGTCAGACGGTAATAAACTGCCCAGTGTGACCACTATCCTGGACAAGACCAAATCGCAAGAAAAAATACAAGCACTACACAATTGGCGTAGACGTGTGGGTGTGGAAAAAGCACAGGAAATTACCACCGAGGCTGCCAATCGCGGCACACGCATGCACACGTACCTTGAGCAATACGTTAAAGATGGAATGATTAAGGAACGTGGATCTAATCCATTTAGTTGGCCCAGCCACGCCATGGCACAGGTGGTAATTGACCAAGGATTAAGGAATGTCAATGAATTTTGGGGTATAGAAGTTCCCTTGTACTTTCCCGGAATCTATGCTGGTACTACCGACGGTGCCGGCCTGCACTTGAATCAGGAATCCATACTAGATTACAAACAAACCAACCGGCCTAAAAAACGTGAATGGATTGATGATTATTTTGTGCAACTGTGTGCATATGCAGAAGCTCATAACGAAGTTTACGGCACAAAAATACGCAAAGGTGTTATTTTAATGTGTGTCAAGCCAGAAATTGACCACAACAATTCAATTATTAAACCCCCAGAATATCAAGAATTTGTGCTCGAAGGGGCTGAGTATGACAAATATCGTGACCAATGGTGGCGCAAGGTTGAACAGTATTATTTGCTAAATATCTAATACACTGAGGATTCACCGTGGCCATTTTACAAATATCTAGAATAACACAAAGAAAAGGTCTAGCACAAGATCTACCCGAACCATTGGCCGGCGCTGAATTAGGATGGGCCATTGACGATCGGCGACTGTATATTGGCAATGGCACTGTGGAGGATGGCGCCCCTACTGTAGGAAACACCGAAGTATTGACAGAATTTTCAGACCTGTTGAGTTATACCACTGGGTACACATATACCGGTGATGCTGCTGGATACACGGTGCAAACTGGACCCACAACAGGCGCACCTATAACTCAAAGTTTACAATCTCGACTGGATAGCTTGGCCATAGTCACAGACTTTGGCGCCACTGGTGACGGAGTTACAGATGATACCAATGCTATCAATCGTGCTCTTTATCAGTTGTATTGTCGACAAACCAACACACAAATTCGTAGGAGTTTGATGTTTCCGGCTGGTACATATTTGGTCACCGACACACTGCTGGTGCCACCATTTGCTGAACTGTATGGAGAAGGGGCTGACTCCAGTATTATTTTATTTCAAGTGAGCAGTTGGGTTACCCTGACTGCATACTCAGCAGATGTCATGGTGTTTTATGCTGCCAATGGCAACTATTATCGTGCAGTAATTGATGTTCCAACCAGCCTGTCGGGCACAGAAATTTTGCCCACAAACACAACTTATTGGACAGCCGAGGCCTTGCCGTCCTATGTGGTACAGACTGTGGATAGTTTGCAACAGACTGGAAATAATATTGGAACCAACGGCGCTACCGCTCCAATTAATATCAACATGCGTGACATGAGTTTTCAGACTGCCAATTCAGGAAATGATTCAGCCATCAGTCATAATATCATGCTGATTGATCGTGCTCAACAATTGTCAGTGGATAATGTTGTATTGCAAGGGCCATTTACCACGGCCAATGGCGATACCAGTCCAGAACAGTTATCGTGTGTGTCATTTGATTCCAGCGCAAGCCTGCCATGCAAACAAATTAATTTCAATACCTGTGTGTTTGCCGGTGCCACCTACGGTGTTAAAACTGATAAAGATGTGACTGGTGCCACCATCCGAGGTAGCTACTTTGACACATTGTACCAGGGAGTGTTATTAGAAAGTGATACCATCAGCAGCCCTAACACCAGCCCAACCGGGATACGTATTGTTGAAAACATTTTTGATAATATATATCATGAGGCAATTGTGATATCTGGACCAAGTCTCAATGCCAGTGCCTACAATATTTTTTATGATGTGGGTAATCTGTTCCTGGGAGTAATAACCACACCAGTCATTGACATTGATGCTGATAACAATGTCAGCATTGGTGACATGTTTGAACGCACAACTGCTCAAGCAGCAACTCAACCTAGAATTGCATTGAACAATACTGGTAGTATTGTGTTGGGTATGAACATTCAAGGTATCAGTTATACCATTGACGGGTCAGCCAATTCTACCATTGCCAATCAATTGCAACTGGGCGAATACAGCCGTACCACAGGGGTAACCAGTCAACTTACCAACAACAGTTCGGGCACGTTATTTGTAGTCAATACTGATCTGGTCAATGCCATTCGAGCATTCAAAGTAGACTATACTATCACTCGCAGCAGTACCTATCGAACTGGCACAATAACTGTGGTATCTGGCACAGCATTTACATATACAGATGACTATTCAGAAAATGCCAGCACCGGGGTTACATTGACAGTTGCCCAAGCTTCAACCAATGTAACAGTTTCTTATGCCACAACCAATACTGGATCTGCTGGCACAATTAAATATTCCATAACACACTTAGATTGATGTGGCCACACACCTTTGGCGATCGGCTGGCAAGCTGGTCTGATCTTCGTTGCCAGTGTACCACTGCCGATTTCACCACTGCTATTACTGCCATTAATCAATGGTGGTTTAATACCCCCTGGACTCCTTACCATTTGCACTGGGATGACCAACTGGATTGGCCAGATCCTTGGCAATTATTAGATGACAACTTGTATTGTTCTCTTGCTCGCGGGCTGGGAATCCTGTATACTATAGCAATACTGGATCGAGAAGATCTGCAACATGCGGTGTTGGCAGAGGTGGGTAGCGACAATGTAGTCCTACTTGACAACAACAAATATATATTGAATTGGGATCGAGACACTGTCGTAAATATCAGTCCGGGACCAATAACAAAGTCTCAACACCAGATTACCCAGACCCAAATAAAACTACAAATAAAGTAGGAGTAGAATGAAAATTATAACAGTTGTTAAGAGACATGGACAACGAGAGCCACTTGCTCTTGAAAAATGGCAGACACAAATTGCCAAAGTATGTGCAGGCATAGCGGATGTTAGTCAGAGTATGGTAGAGATCAAAGCGCAATTGCATTTTTATGACGGCATCACCACCAAAGAGATTGATGAAATTACCTTACGTGCTATTGTTGATTTAATTGACGTAGAATCCAATCCAGGCATAGGACATACCAATTATCAGTTTGTAGCAGGCAAGCAACGATTGAGCATGCTACGCAAAGATGTGTACGGAAGTTATACGCCGCCACACTTGTATGAGATTGTAAAGACCAATGTGGCCACAGGATTGTATACCCCGGAATTATTAGAGTGGTATACAGAGGAAGATTGGAATCGCATGAATGAAATGCTGGATCATGCCAAGGATGAAAGCTATAGCTACGCTGCAATTGAACAATTGATTGAAAAATATTTGGTCAAAAATCGCAGTACAAAACAAACATATGAAACTCCGCAAGTTAGATACATAATTGCGGCGGCCACTGTTTTTCATAAGGAAGAACCCAACTTGGCTCGCATGAGATATATCAAGGAATATTACAATGCAGCAAGTGATGGACTTTTTACCCTTGCTACTCCTGTGCTTGCTGGTCTCGGTACCCCTACTAAGCAATTCAGTTCGTGCGTACTCATTCGCAGTGATGATGACCTGGATAGTATTTTCGCTAGTGGGGAGATGATGGCCAAGTATGCCAGCAAACGTGCTGGCATTGGGTTGGAGATTGGCAGACTACGCCCATTGGGCAGTCCAATTCGTGGTGGCGAAATCATGCATACTGGTATGATCCCATTCTTGAAGAAATGGTTTGGTGATCTTCGTAGCTGTAGTCAAGGAGGTATTCGCAATGCCAGTGCCACTGTATTTTACCCTATTTGGCATCATCAGTTTGATGACCTTATTGTTCTCAAGAACAATCAAGGCACAGACGAAACCCGTGTTAGATTCATGGACTATGGGGTTGTGCTCTCTGCATTCT